TCTCTCTATGGAGTTGCTACACTTCTCCCTTATAACTGGAAGAACATTTCTTATAACATTCTTGACCTCTTTGCAAAGAACTTCTTTGGTGTATTTTTGACGGTTGTTTTATATCAGTATGCTGTTAACAAATAGCCGTATTCACTTATACTATTGCCCCTCAAAAAGTAAACATTAAATTGAACATGGGTTTAAAGGTTATATTGTATCATATAAGAGTACTTATTTGGTGATTTCAAATTACAACTAACATGCCCCGCAACAATAACAATAACAATAACAATAATAACAATGACTCCAAGTCTGCATCCACTTCCAAAGAAGGATCTAAGACCAATTCATCAACTGCAAAAAACACAAAAAATAGCAAAACCGCGTCCTATGGTAAGGGGAAAAAGCGAGTAGGCAATGACGGAGACAAAGACGGAGAGGTGGATGAAGATGATGATATTATGGACGAAGTTGAGTATAGAAAGTTCCTGCACAAACTGTTCCCATCTAAACATTTAGAAAACAGTATTAACGCTGGAGAAAGGCTAAAGAAGCTTCTTGTTAAAACCCATAACAGCGATAGCGATGATGACGTCGATCTTGTTGAAGGAACTGACTCAAACGGCGGCGAAGATGAAGAAGAGGCTCCTGCATCGCGTCCAGTAAATAAACAGAAGCGACAACCAATTGCAAGAAACAAGATTATTCAGAAGAGTTCAACTCCGATTGCCAACACTACCGATGATGATGATACCGGCGAAGATGATGCCGGTGAAAATAATGAATCAAGAAAAAAAACAAAGGACAAGCGCACTAAGCGCACTGCAAAGGCTGGGGCCAGTGCTGGGGGAGGTGCAGGAAACTATAACATCATCTTCACGATTGGGGGCGGGGAGGAGTATGGCGAAGACGAAGACGAGGACTACGAAGACTCTGATTATGAGGAAGATGAGGAAGAGGGCGATTCAGAGGACGAAGATATCAGCGTGTCGAGTGTATCTGATTCGTCAGATTGTGACGACGATGAAGATGAGGATGAAGATGATGATGAGGATGAGGATGAAGATGAAGATGAAGATGAGGATGAAGATGAGGATGAAGATGAGGATGATGAAGTGGTTACGCCACGCATCACCCGCAGTCGTGCGAAAGGTCGCAACAATAAAATCATTAATGAGACAGAAGAGAAAAGCAAGAAAACGGACAAGAAACCTTCTAATAAAGATACAGTCGATGTAGCAGTAGCAGCATTATCTGTTGCAGTTAACAACAAAATAAACTCAACAACTACCAGCTCGTTGCCGGCGACTGTCGTTCAAGGAAAACAGGAGAAGAATGAGCATTCACATAAAGTTCTGAATATCATGAAACAGCTTTGTTCGGAAAATACTGGAGACAAACTTCTACAAGAATCGATGAAGATGGGAATCGACCACTACAACAGCAAGCTCGAGAAAACGCATCGCCAAACTGACCGAAAGGAACAGAAACAGAAAGACAAGAACTCTCGCATATTCAAGCGCATTCTGCGCAATAAAAACAAAACAAACGATTATACGTTCTTCAGTGGACTCGACCGTGAAACACAGGTAAAGCTCATCAAAGAAGCACGTGAAGTGAACAAGATATCTAATGTCGATACGCCTTACAGAATCGGACTCCTGCAATCTAAAATCCCTCACTTGTACAAGTCAGTCGCATTGAAAAAGCTACAGTCGCTCGCCTACATGGAGCCCGGAAGCGGGGAGTTCTACAAGGTAAAAACTTGGGTTGACACTTTCATGCGCATTCCATTCGATAGCTACCGAACGCTGCCTGTAAACATAAGCGATGGCGTGGAGAAATGTCACGACTTTATGGCAAATGCCCAAGCGACGCTTGACAGTGCAGTATATGGTCTCAACGATGCAAAGATGCAAATCATGCAAATGCTTGGACAGCTTATTACTAACCCCCAGGCGGTAGGAACCGCAATCGCAATCAAGGGGCCTATGGGAACCGGCAAAACAACGCTTGTGAAAGAAGGTATTTCAAAAATATTAGACAGACCATTTGCATTTATTGCTCTCGGCGGTGCGACGGATAGTAGTTTCCTCGAGGGTCATTCTTACACATACGAGGGTAGTATGTGGGGAAAAATCGTTCAAATCTTGATCGATAGCAAATGCATGAATCCCGTGATTTACTTTGACGAACTGGACAAAATTAGTGACACTCCGAAGGGCGAAGAAATCGCAGGCATTCTTACGCATCTCACTGATACCACACAGAACAGTCAGTTCCACGACAAGTACTTCTCTGAAATTGATTTCGACCTCAGCAAGTGTCTATTCATATTCAGCTACAACGATGAGAGTCGAGTTAACCCCATCTTACGCGATAGAATGTATCGTATTCAGACCAAAGGATACGATGTCAAGGAGAAGATGGTCATCTCAACCAAGCATCTCTTGCCGACAATTCGCGACCAGGTTAAGTTCAATATGGATGACATTATTATACCAGAAGAAACGGTTCGCCACATTGTGACAACATTCTGTGACAAGGAGGATGGCGTTCGTAACTTGAAGAGGTGTTTTGAAATAATCTATACCAAGCTCAATCTGTATCGCCTAATGAAGCCTGGAACAAACTTGTTCAAAGACGACATGACCCTAGAAGTGCAGTTCCCGTTTACGGTAACTGTTGATATTACAAATAAACTTATCAAACAAGACACGCCAGGTTGGAAATCAATCAACATGATGTACATGTAAATCCATGTCATCCAATTCAAGTCATCAAAATCCATTTTGCTATTGCCAACTTATTCTAATATGTAATCTATATAAACACATCTTTTTTCTTAGTATATCAATCAAACATATATTCATATATCATGTCAGATTCAGTTAACTCTATCAAAAGACCATCACCTTCTCCAGAAGGGGCATACGCGGATGACCTTTGCATTCAATCTTACAGTAATGTTCTACATACACTACGACAGCAACGCATCATATTAGAACTCAACTCCCTGAAAGGTCAAGATGCGTCGAGGCAGTATGCGATGCGTCGACTAGATGACATGATTAAGTATTTGGATACCATCTTAAAAAATGAGTGCAGGCATGAGTACGTCGCAACCGATTACATCGATATTACACCAGATAAGGGACAAAATATTACCTATTGTGAAACATGCTTTTCGACGTTTACATAAAAACTATATCAAAACATAGTAAATTATATAACACCTTTTATCAATTACAACTCCCATTATGTACTCGGAAAAGGATTACACTTTTTTTCAAAAAACAATGTTTGCCAAATATCACTTTCGTAATTTGATTGTTCTATTTTGATTGCGGTTTCAGGTCGTATATTTTGTAGTATTTGTATGTTTTCAATTTTTGTCTTATATTTTTTTATAGTATAATTAAGTTCCTTAAAAACACTAAGAAGACATTTTAATATTGGCATACCTCCAGCAATAACAACTTTTATCAAGTTTGTTTTATTTCGCATTTCATTTTTTACACCTTTTCTCATTTCAAACGCCCATTTTATATAATCAATTTTTTATAAAATTATATAAAAATATGTTATTTCCAAAAAATAATAATGTAGGTAAGGTAAGATAATTTTATAAAATTGAAATAAATATAAAGACTAATAAATAATATATAAAATGACTGGCGGTTCTATTTACAGAATACCTTTCCCTAATGGAAAATGGTATATTGGTCTAACAATGAATTCATTAGAACAACGAACAAAAGAACATAAATATTCCGCAAAAAGTGGTGATACAAGATATTTGTATAATGCGTTAAGGAAATATGAGATGGTAGATATACTTGAACTTATAGAAATAGATACAGCAGATACATTAGAAGAATTGTGTGAAAAAGAAATTGGATACATTAAAGAGTATAATTCATATTATATGAATAAAAATGGATATAATATGACGTATGGAGGAGAGGGAACAAATGGTTATATTTATACAGAAGAGGATAATAAAAAAAATAGTGAAAGACTAAAAAAATACTATGAAGAAAATCCAGATGCAGGAAAAGAACAGAGTGAAAGACTAAAAAAATATTATGAAAATCCAGAAGCAAGGGACAAAAATAGTGAAGCTCTAAAAAAATACTATGAAGAAAATCCAGATGCAAAGGATAAAATGAGTGAAACAATAAAAGAATATTTTAAAAATCCAGAAGCAATACAAAAATGTAGTGAAGCACAAAAAAAACGCTTTAAAAATCCCGATGAAAGACAAAAAAATAGTGAAAGACGAAAACTACATTTTAAAGAAAATCCAGACGCAAGGGAAAAAATATCAGATGGAAAAGGAAAAAACAAACCTTTTGATGTATGTACATTAGATGGAACATTTATAAAAACATTTACTTATCAATTTGAAGCAATAGAATATTTACAAAAAGAACGTCATATTAATACAACAATCAAAATAGGTGAAGTTTTAAAAGGACGTCGTAAAAGTTCTGCTGGATTTGTGTTTACATATAAGTAAAAATATATTTCAAAATGGGCGTTTGAAATGAGAAAAGGTGTAATATTGTTTGTTCTATAAGTCCTTTACACAAATTACGACCACGATATTTGTCATCTATGTAAACTGAAACTAATAGCAAATAATCAATATTATCTTCTTTTTCGTATGTCACCTTTGTATTCCCAATTATTTCATCTTTATCTCGTAAAAAAATACCCCAAGAATTATTTCTTTTTTTTATTACTTCATAAGAGTGTAAGATATGTGGATTTATGTTGATTATATTTCGGTTT